GTCTTTTTAAAATATCCATAATTAAATCAAAATAATTACCACCACCCGTTCTTACGCCACCTGTTCGACCACCACCGCCCATTGCACCACCACCGCCGCCAAAACCAGTTCTATTAGGAATTTTGTTTAACTCATTATTAACTCTACCAAAACCTAACCCTAAAGGACCTCCTAAAAGACCAAGTAAATTTACTTGATTTTGAGGCATTCCATACTTTTCATTAGTTTGTGAATTTGTAAAATAAGATGGTAGCATGTTACGCATAAAATCATCTATTTTAGAACTAGGACTATTCATAATTGCATTTAAACGTTCTTCTTTTTGTTTAACACGTCCTTTCATTGTTCTACTTTGAATTGGCTGATTTTTTTTAAACATATTAAAAAAATCCATAATTGTTACCTCTTAGCGGTTTTAGCCGCTTTGCGAAAATCTGAAGCTTTGGGTGCACCTTTAGCACTTACCTTCCTCATTCTTTCTTTACTACCACGCTTAATTCGTTTACGTTTTGCGTGGATATTCGCATATAATCCTTGTTTCATTACCATTTTACCTTGTCAGCCCAATATGCCGCAGATGTTTTGCCTTTAGCGATGTTAGAACCGTGACGGGCTTTAAACGACTTTTGACGAGCTTTGTCCTTTGGTGTTTTAGGGTTATCACCAGCCCCACTTACGCCTTGTTGACCAAACCTAATGGTTTTGGTACTATCCCCATCCTTAACTACCACTACGTGGGACTTGGTTGGGTGTGAAGGTGTCTTTTTCGGTTGGTTAAACCCGCTAACACCTACACGCTTGAATATTGAGTGATAGTCTCTCATAACAACCCCTCTATCTCATCTAAACGGGCTCTTTTAACTGACCTTTCGGTTAGATATTCAATCCATCTTTGGTCTTCTTTAGTCCATTCACCTAAAAAAACTTTATTTACAATCCAGTCGTGGTCTGATAACCATTTTAGGATTTCTTGTTGTTCTTCAATTATTTTTGCTTTTGCTACTACTTTATTTTCTTCATTTTTATCAAAAACAAACTTGCCATTCACATACTTTATAAATGGAAAATGACTGTTAATTAAATCCCAATCTTCTTGGGTTATTTCTTTTTCATTAGTATAATCAAAAGTTGGACTGTTATTAAAACTTTGAATAAAACCATCTTTTAATATAAAATATATTTTCATAATTATAACCTTTCAGAACGATAAATGCGATAAGTCCACGGACCGTTGCCAGCATCATTTGAAAAAGTAAATGCAGTTGCTGATGTCCTATTTATACTTAAGCTATTTGCAAAATTTAAACTACCGTTATTCCACATGAAACGATAAATTACTGTTGTTCCACTTCCTATATTAACGAAGTCAACAGGAAACATTATTCTTATTGCTGTTGACCCACTTTGAGAAGCAAAAAACCAAAGTCTTTGTGTGTTCGTATCAACGGTTATAGTTCCAGATGTTGTGCTTGTTGCAAGCGTTGTGTTAAAAATAGATGTAAGAAAAACACCACTTGTAATATCACTCACTGCGTGTGTGTGTGATGTTGCTGCTTTACCATTGAGTTGCGTTTGCAAAGCACTTGTAACACCTTTGACATAACTGAGTTCCGTCAATGAAGGATAGGTTGCAGTTGATAATGCAGCAATAGCACTTGTTCCAGTCCAATAAGTAATTTGGTTAGCAGTTCCAGTTCCAGTAACCGTTCCACCACCAGCAGGAGTAACCCATTGACCATCGTTTCTTAAAAAAGTAGTTGTCGAACTTCCAAGGGCTAATGCCGAACGAACGATTGCGTTAGAACCATTTACAAGAACAAATTTTTGACCTGACGCTATTGCAGTATCAGCAGTAATCGTTCCTTCATTCGTTATATTCCCGTGCGTATGCGAGGTAGGTGTAAAAGTAGTTGGCTTGTTGAGAACATTCCCCCATTGAGTCTGGGGGTAGATGTTATCAATCGTACCAGCATTGTTTCTTTGAATTACAATATTTTTGTCTGCCATAAAACTCCCTTAAGTTTAAGCAACTTCGTCGAATATGATGTCTCCACTAATTGTACCGGCTGTGGTGTCGTAGAACGTGCGTGGGAAAGCTTCCCAAGCAAATGAACCTGCGGTAGAACCAGCAACTAAAAATCTACGGTTATTAGTAGTAGATGTAGCAGGAACGTGTAAGTTTCCATCAGCAGTGCTGTGGGAAATTGTTCCAGTAGTAGTAATCGTTCCACCTGTAATCGCACCACTTGTCGCAATGCTTGTCACAGTTCCTGTCGTGCTTGATGTACCAGCACCAATCGCTGTTCTAAAAGTCGAAGCATCTAACATAGAAATTGTTTCATCGGCGTTGTATCGAGCAAAGCTAATCGCAGCAATGTCTGGGATTGTTAATGTATTACGACCAATAGTCGTTGAAGCAATCATACCAACGTTATCAGCACTTGAACCAAAAAGTATTCCGTTAGCAGTAACTGAACCGATAGTTAATGTGCTTGGTAAGGATAAAGTAGAACCCCCTGACTGAGCGTTAATCGTTAAGTTACCTGTGGCAGTTGTAATATCACCACCGAAAGTTAAAGTTCTTGCTGCGTCACCCGTTGCTAAACTTAAAGTTCTATTTGCAGTTAAGTTACTTGAAGCGGTAATCGCAAGGTAATGACTTGGTGTAGAATCATCTCGTAAATGGATGTTTCCAAAATAACCGTTTTGAGTTGATGATGTTGAGTCAGAAAGATAAGTGTCTGAATTAAGTCCAAAGGTATCTACACCTGTTTTAACAAGAGTTCCTGTGCTTAAACTCGCCATTGTTGTTCCAAGATTTGTTAAAGCAGTGTTTGCCGGTTCATAAACACCAGTGTGTAAATGGTTACCTGCAGCAAGTTTAGTAGATGTCGTTCCAACTAAACCATTTAAAATTCCATTGGTAATAACTGCGTTTCCTGTTGTAGCAGTTGATGTAGATGATGATAAACGAACAATACCATCGACGGCAGTGGTAGCAAGTTCATAAGTATTTTCAACCACCCCAAAATAAAAAACATATGGGTCTGCTTCAGTTCCGACACCTTCAAACCTGCTAATAACAAGCCAATCACCAGCTTCAAGAGTATCTGTAATATCACTTGTTGAATAAACTTCACCATTATCGGCTGGAGTCAAAAAAGTTTTAACCCAAGCAGTAATTCCACTTGAAGTATGAGAAACGGCTGTAAAGTTGTTTGTAATAGTTGTTCCAGCAGTACCAGCGACCCAGTAAATACCTATTGGACTTCTATTAAAACCACTGGCAGTGTTAATAGCGCTAAACGCCAAGTCTCTTAGAGTGTTGCTGCCTAACAATGTTGCAGTAAAGCGTAAGTTATCAAAAACACTATTAGGTAAATAGTTTAATCTAATTTTACTATTTCCATCTAAAAATGTTGTAGTCCCATCACTTTGAAGAATATCTGTAATCCTAGCTACGGGAAACAAATTATCAATATTTGTTCCATCTGTATTCCGTTTTAACTGTATTTTTTTGTCTGCCATATTTTAAATCTCCTATATTATTTTTTTGCTAATTTTTCAGCTAATAATGCTTCAATCTCAATCGCTAACTCTAATGTACCTTGTTGAGATTTTAGATAGCTTCTGAAATTTGCGATATAACCGTTTGCGATTTGAGTTAACACTTCATTTTGTTGTTTAAGCTGTTCTGCACTCTTAACCAACGGTTTAATCGTTTCTAATTCTTTCGTAAGGTTTGCAATTTGTTGTCTTTGTTGTTCTGTAACAACTTTAGTACCTTCTTTTGCTTCAACCTTTAACAATTCGACTTGTTTCTTTAACTCAACAATCTCTTTGTCTTTGACTTCAACTGCAGAAGCGAGGTGTGCTTGTTCTTGAACCTTTTGTCTTAGTCCTCTTAACTCAACCTCTAATTTCTTTAGTTCGATAATTTCCTTATCTTTTGCGTCTACGGCTGAGGCAAGATGTGCTTGTACTGCAACCTTATCTCTTAAACCTGCTACTTCTAACTCTAATTCTTGTTTTGTCATATTATCCCTCCTTTAAAGGATTTGTATCCACAAGTCCGTTGCCAGAAATGGTGACGGTTGTGTTTCACTTATTTGTACGACTACGCCTGCATTAACACTCGCTTCTCTTTGAGGATATACGAATATCTTACCTTTGTGACTTGATAAGTTAATATCTACAACAGTTGCTACCCATATGTCTGCATTTGGACGAGGCGGTTGTGTTATCGTATACTTACCGGGAACTGTGTGAGATAGATATAGCTTAGAACCTGAACTAAGACCTACATCTGTTCCACTATCCATTAACACTCTAAAGTCATCAATTTCAATTTCGGCAAAGACTGCGACTGGAGCAAATGCGTTTTTAGCGGCTGGATGGTGTAGAACACCTACCATTTTAGACTTGTTTGGGTCAGAAGCATTTGCTTTTAAGAATAACTTATTAGCTCCACTTGCCCCTGCCCACGTGACAATCGTACCTGCTGGAAGTGTTACGTTTTCTGCTTCATTATTTTTACCAATTTCTTGTACTTCTTGGTTAATGTTATGAACGTGTCCGAACTCACATTTGTAAGCTAACGTACGCTTGTCTGGGTTATAGAAGACGCTTCCGTTTGGAAGTGCTGCCATGTCTTGGTCAGAATTGATATTAAACTGAACCTTTTCAAATATACCGTTTGTACTTCCCGTAACACTTAGGATATTATTAAGCTCAGCCAGGTCTACTTCGTGTTGATTGACCAGCGAGACTATCAGGTCTCTTTCATAAACGTAGTCTCGTGCGTTTATGACCTCTCCATTACGCCACTTGCGTAGGTTTGTGATGATTGCCATTATCTAGACCTCGCTTTTTTCATCTTGTAAGTGATGCCCAAGGACTCAAGAGTCCACTTGGACTTGCTGTCCTCAATAATGCTTACTTTACTATTATACCCACGACCGGACAATTTTACTGTCTTTACTGCAACAATTACGTTACCAAAGTTACTTGTTCCAAACGTCCAGTTTCCTGTACGGGTACCTAAGTCAATAGGCACAGCCACATCAGCTTCGGTATAGCTATCAATAGGGTCAATATTGAGTGTTCCTTCTTCAGAAAGAACTAAAGTATTGAACGTTACCATATGGTCATAAGTTGAGTCGTAAAGCTTAATGCTGGCGGCAGACATTACTGCGGTTACAATCTTACCCGTAACCGTAATTTTAACCGTAACGTTTCCAGTCTTGTTGGACATAAATCTAATGGTAGATAAGTTATCGCCTGTTTGGGTAATATTACCAGAAGCGACTTGAACGCTGTCTATTTCAACAGTATAGGCTGCAGGTCTTGTACCAATTTCAGTAGGTTCAAAAGTAATTGAGTAGAAATGTCTATCAATTAAATCAACCGTGAATTGCACATAGTTAATAGTTTCTGCGTAGTTTGCAATCGGTAATTCTGCTAAAGAAGTGTTATATTCATTTTGGATTGCAAAGTCAAGCTTAGCTTCCTTATAATTTTTAGGGTGGAAAGGTTGGTTTTGATTAAGGTAAGACGTTGTCATTTTAGAAACAATGTTCTTAGTCAAATCGGTTGGTAAACTGTAATCAACTTCAATATCAAAGATTTCAACAGGGTCTCCTTCTTCAAATTGAGATAATTCTGTAATAAAACGTAATCTACCATTTTCGTTAATATACTTGTGTATACCACCAAAATTATGCCAAGCATCATACGTATCTTTAACCCAAGCTTTCTTATCGACGTAATAGCGTAGTGTTTCACCCGTATTGGGAAAGTGTAACCAGTATTGGTCATCAAAGTATGCTGCGATTGCGTTGGTATCTCTAGGAACAATATTATAAATATTACGGTCAATAGGGTCTACGTTATAACGGTTATCTTCTGCGTACAATGCACGAAGGGTAAAAATACCTTCTTTTGATAAAAAGAACAACTGGTTACGAACGTTTTTGACGCTGTGGGGAGCAATACAACCGATTGTTGGGTTAATTGTAATCTTACGATAGATTTCGCCTTCTAATTCTGATAGTGGAAGTGGTGAATCGCCTTTAATACCCCAAGTATAACTAGGAGACTGCACAACAAGGATATTCATAAACTTTGTAATGGCATTAACTGGTTCTTGTAAATCGTTGGTAAACTGAAGGGTGTAAAAATATGGAATATACTCTTTAGATGAAATATCGCTAAAGAATAAGTAATCTGGGTGTTCTACGTTGCCAAAAAAGCACAATCTTCCGTTGTGTTCTGTAAGACGGTTGCAACTATGCACCTTAAGTGTGTCTAAAGGAGCTTCATCGTAATCCTCTAGTTTTTCAGGAGTAGTCAAAATGTTATTAAATTCGGTATTACCTAAAACAAAAGTTTCTGTATAAAAAACCGGAATCTTGGTTCTATCGTCATTTCCATTAGCATCTTTTTCATAACGGTAAGAACTTTCATTTAAAATAAGTTCTATTTTATAATCAAAATTACCAACTTCTAAATCTGTAAGGTTAATAACAAGGTCTTCTAAAACAACCCCATTTGTAGCACTTGGAAAAGTAACAGGATATGCTAAATCATTTGTTAAAGAACTTACTACCTCAGAAGTACCACTTCTTTTAAGTTTGAATTGTCTTGAATTATTTCCTACTACTTCATAAAAAGTAGAACCAAGAGTACCTGCTGGTTTTCTAAAAACACGTGCAGTTAATTGAAGTTCAAATTTTTTAGCCTGAATTGTATAAACACTAGAGGCTACTGTCCAATAAGCATAAGGTGTTTGCCATAAAGCACCCCCCGGTGAAATTTCAGGAAGTGTTTCAGAATCAAATTGATTATCTCCAGAAGTCCAATAATTGTTTGTGGAGTTTTGATATAAATGATATGCTGCGTTAAAAGTAAGGGTTCCTCCACTAAACTTATATGGAATAAGTGGATATTTTACAGCTTCTTTAAAAATTGCGTTTCTTACAGAAACATCGTTTCCTTCGTATGTTGGACCAACATCTGTAGTTTTAGTTAAACTTTTTGTTTCATACAAATCATCTTCAATATCTAAACTGTTTAAATTATACCTACGCTTTTGAACATCTAAATCTGACATCTCATATTGAGGGAATACATAAATCTTACCATCACCCATATAGTAAACTGGATACGTGCCCGTAGCAATGTAAAGCTTGTCATCAATTCTAACGCCTTCAATAGGACGTGTGGTTTGAATATCGGCACGGTATATGTTGTCATTTGCTGTCATTATACCTGTTTTTGCAGCAGCATTATTCCATTTATAACTTATGCTAAGTCTTGTATCGTGATAAAATTCACCTTGAACAAAACCTGCGGCGGGATAACTATCACTTGCTGATGTACCAATATTTGTCCAGTTGGTTGTTGTTGATGAACAAAGATAATAAGTATCGTCTGAAAAAGAATAATACTTTTGACCGATAATACCGACCGTTACACCACCAGTAGGGGCAGTTGCTAAAAATCGAGGGGTTTGTGTGTCAAAAAAAGTTGTTCCGGGGGCTGTCGTAATTTCATTAACAACATCTTGTGTATAAATACCTAAAGGACTAAGGTCGAAAAAAGGAGTTCCTTCTGGAATAGTAAAAAATGGCACTTCTTCAAAACCGTTTCCATCTCTATCAACATAAAACTTACCTTCTATAACAACAATTCTGTCGACAGTATCTGCATCTACATAATACTCAAAATAGCCTTGAACGATTGAGCTAACGCTTGTTAAGCTAATCCAAGGTAAAGTGGTTGTAAGTTTATGTAGCCCATAACGCTTTTCAATAAAGTTAAATTCACTTAAAGAAACGTTTTCGGCTTCACGCAAATAAACATCCCTTAAAGCATCATCCGTATCAACGGTTTTTAAACCGCCTTGAAATTGCTTATGGATGTCAATATAACGTGTAGTCTTATCTACATCGTAAATAAATCGTGCCATCTATTAATCCGCCTTTAAGTAAATAATAATAGAACTTGTTACTGTGTTGTCTCCACTTGTTTCAAAAAGAACAGTAGTATCTGTATAGAACTTACCATCGTGACCACTAATACCAGCAAGACCAGCAACTGTACTTAAAGTTTGACCAGAAAGAAAGTTTACTCTTGCTGTAGTAATAGTAATTCCTGTTTGACCTGTACCAGCATAAAATTCAGCAACCATAGCTTCTTTAAACTCAGGAATTGTAGTTGTATTGTGACCCCAATCTCCTGCCCAAGGTGAAATGCTCATATCTGAAACATAAACATTTTCGCCCATTTGATATTTTTCTAAATCTCTTGCTGTCTTAATCCTTAAGTAGTCGTAAGGAACGTTGCTTGCGTTTTTAAATAAACGAGCGTTCATCATAAACTCTTGTAAGAACATTTGTTTTTCACCCATCGAAGACTCTTGTCCTCTAATAGATGCTGATATAAAAGGTAAAGCAACACCTAACATAAAGGTGTCGTCTAATGGGTAAGGTGTAATTGTATAAGCTGGGTATGGTGCTGTTCCATTCCAAACATCACCAACATCTTCTTCATCGTTTAAAAACGACATTGGATAAGTTGTGATAGGCGAAAGTAAGTTATAACTTGCTATAGCTTTGTTAAACCATCTTACGATGTCTTCTACTTCAAATGTATCATCGACATCTTGGTTGACATATTGGGTTAAGTCGTAAATATTCATCTATGTCTCCTATGGTGACCTCTTTGAGTCATTTACCTCTATTCGGTCATAACCAAACCCCCTCCGAAGAGGGGGCGGAACTACTAGTCTTTGTAGACTTCGTCAGGAGAAGGACGCTTTTGCGTTTTATTTAACACAGCAGCTTTCATTAACCGTTGAGCGTGCAAGGCGTGTGCTTCTGGAACCTTAATCTTTTCTGCAATAGGAAGTTCTACACGAACACCATTGACACTAAATTGCATTGGATTTCCAAACGCTGCTTTGTACACTTCAGGAATGTAGATTTCGACTAATTTAGAACCGACTGCTCTTGCAGCGGTTTCTAATTCTTTTTTTAGTTTAGCTTCTGGTTTTGTTACTTGACCTTCACGAAGTTTAGCAGTAGTATTAATATTTTTTTCAGTAGGCATATTTTGCCCTCCCTTTAATTAGTTAGTATTAAACGATTTCTAAGAAGAATTGGTCTGCTTCGGTTAATTCAGTAGCCGCTAAACTACTACCTGAAGCCGCTAAAGTGTATGGAGTGATTGTACCAGCACCAGTGTTATTCACTAAGATACCAGCTTCAACAGCCCGAGCGACAACTGACGCACCGTCTTCACCTTTATAGGCTTTGAAGGTTCCTTGTTTAATGGATAAGTCAGCAGCAGTTTCAGCAGTACGTAACGTAAACGTCACGATTACCACTTCTTCTTTTTCTAATAATTCAACAGCAGCTAATGAAGCACTGGCAGGAACTGCCCAATAGTTAACGACAGCTTCGTTATTAAGAACACGAGCACCGAAACCATTGATTTTCCAACCCATAGATTGACGTTGATTGAGAGGGTCTTCGACACCTGCTGAACCTAAGCCTTTCGTGATGACTGATAAACCAGCACCTTCAAGCTTCGTAATCGCATAGGCTTCTTCACCGATAATAATAGAGTCGTGTGCTGTCACTGCATCGTTTTGAGCAGTTGGAGCATTTAACACTTCAACGAAACGAATACCGAACATTTCAACAGTCATACCATCATTGAACGGAGCATTGGATTGACCAAAGTCCATATAGTCTTGCATACGTTGGTCATCAAATAAATCGAACATAATTTCAGGCGAGACTAAAGCAACATACTTACCACCAGCTTTGCGGTTTCCACCTAAGAAGGCTTTCTTCATTGCAATGCTGATTTTACGGAAGTCATCAACTTTAGGACGGTCGTCGTTGGTACCCGAGGCAAAAGCCGCAAGAGTACCTAAAGCAACATTTCCACCTGCGAAGAAGGCAGAACCTTCAGCAACAAGGACGTTACGAACGATTAAGTCAAGCGTTTCTTTTGCAAGATAGCCTAATTCAACCGCATATTCACGTTTGACATCGTCTAATTGTTCAAGTTCGACTAAGTCGGACAAGTACATGACATCACCATATTGAGCGATGACAGCAGTGATAGACGAACCTGCAATTTCTTTACCAGTTGGGGTAACACCTTCAGTTAAAGGGACTGCGGTTGGGGATAACTTAATATAGCGTCTCCAATTAATGGTATCGCCATAGTTACGAGGCAAGGATTTTTCAACAGCATACTTTGCAAATTCAAAGTTGAGTTGACGAAGCATTTTAAGCAATAACTTATCATAGTAAGCGTCGGGTTTTAAACCCGTTCCGAAACTTTGAACAGTTTGTGTTCCGTTGACTAAGCCAGCGGACACTGTTTGTAGATTTGTAACAGCCATGATTTTATAAATCTCCTATAGATTATTTACCGAGTTTTTCTTTTAAGAATGCGTCAATTTCACTATCCATATCGGCAATGGATGTGTCGACGTTGCCACCTTTATTACCTAACGATGGACTGGCGGTCGTTTCACGACGTTTCTTTGTTTCTTCAAGCTGAGCTTGACGACCTTTCTGCAAAGCTACATCATAATTTAAGGCTTTATAAGCGACTTCAAGCAATTTAGGAGTACTTAGAACATCCATATTGAGCTGCCCGATTTGTTGGAAGATAGTTTCAATTTGATTCGCAGGAATATTATATTTTTGTACAAGCTTTTCTGCTTCGTAATTGAACGTTTCTTGTTGATATCGTTGCTTCATCGTCTGGACTTCTTGTTCCAAGGTTTGCATCCGTTTGAACTGGTCTAACGGAATACCTTGTTTTTCCGCTTCTTTTTTGAGGCGGTCATCTTTAAATTTAGTTATCAGCTCTTCTTTACTAATACCGTATTGAGTTGCTAATTCACCTAGAAAGCGGTCAGATTGCTCTAACTTTTCTTTTTCTTCCCGCAGCTTTTTAAATGCTTCGTTACGTTTATGTATGTCTGGGTCATTAACGGGTACATCATCTTCTTGACTAGGTTCTTGAGCTGGTTCTGCCACTTCTTCAGCTGGTTGTTCAGGGAGAGCCTCATCTTTGGGCTCTTCGACCTTTTCTTCTACGACAGCCGGGGCTGGTGTAGGTTCTTTAGTTTCCTGTGTCTCAGGAACTGCTGGTTGTGGAGTTTCCTTTACTTCAAACTCCTTATCAAAATTTGCTAGAAACGCACTCGCATCAAACTGCTCTCTATCATTTGCCATTGGTGGCTCCTTTCCTCTCCGTCTTGAGGACAACTGTAGATGACGACTTTACAGCCGGATTTTTGTGTTGTGTATACTCTACTTTATACGGTTTGGGCCCGTACAACACCTTCCATTACTATTATACACAAGCTTTTAATAAATTACTACTAAAATAAAGAAAAAGTGCACTTTCGTGCACTCTTTTTTAACTTACGTTGCAGGTATCACCCTCGCAGGTGGGGGTGAGTTCTTTATAATCATATTCTTTAAAGCATTTCGTACATTTTAGATAGTGTTTTGGTTTTTGTTCAATACCTATGATAATATCAATGAAATCATGATTTTGGCAAATCGGACAAACAATCTTCACTTCCATCACTACATACCTTCCTGTGGTATCCCTTCTTGACGTTTTTGTACATTACCCAAACCCTGTTTTTGAGGGTTAAGAGCTTGGAACACAATGTCAGTAATCACTTGCATTGGGTCTAGCGTCTTTTGTTGTTGCATCATCATCTCAGGAGACATTGGTTGACCAGGCTGCATGCCGCCACCTTCCATTGGTTGGGGTTGAGCTGCACGGTTCGCTTCTTCCATTTGCAAGTTTTGTAATTGGATTTGTTCCATCGCCTGCATAATTTGTTGTGCAATCATCTGAGCGTTTTCCATCGACTTTTGTTGACGTTCTTGCTCAATACGAGCTAAGATGATGTCTCTATTTTGAGGATTGAACGCTTTAATCATATCTTCTGGTGTCACAATCGACACATCAGGAGCATATTGAAGCTGCCATTCGGCAAGCATCCGCATCTTTTCTTGGTTGCTTTGTTCGGTGTGTTTCAGCTTCTGTGTGATATCAATGCTGAAGTCCCAAGCAATTTCTTTAAAGAACTCTGCAGTAAATGGGATGTATTCATATTCAGCATCACCATTTGGGTCTTCGGATTTCATACGCATCAGACGGTCGTCTGTGTAGTACTCAATCGCTAAATGAATAAGCATGTAGCTGACTTTTTCTAAGAACTTTTCAAAGGCTAAGTATTCGTCTTGGTTTCCAACAAGTGCCCGTTCAATTAAACTATTGACACCGGCTGAGGTTTGCAGAGAACCTGCACCCTGACCAGTTGAAGCATCTGTTAACCCAGTAAAATCACGAATGTCATTCTTCAAGAACTCAATATAGTTCATCAAAGCCATTGGGATTTCCGAGACTTCAACGTTACGAATAACGTTTGCTAAGTCTGGATGTTTGGATAAGTATACTAACCCGTAAGCGTTACCGTACTTAGAGACAATACGTGGGTCAATCCCCGCACCTTCGTACACAATCTTTTGTGGGTTTTGATAGAGCGTTGCAAGTGTTCCAATAATAGATTGGATTTTGTTAATCATCTTCACATTTGGTAAGATGAGTTGGCAATCACTAATTCCCCAGAAATCTTGACGTTGTTTATATTGGTGCAAGATAACAAATGGGAAGACGTTAGGTTTAATACCTTTAACTTCTTTTAGAATAATACCGTCCGCAATATACGTAACGTTGATGGTAAAACCACCTTCTTCATTAGCTTCTTTTTCGTAATACGTAATTAAGTCGACGATGTCTTCTTGATAGCTAGAGTAGTCTCGGTTAGAGAATACTTCACCTCTTGTACCTTGGTCTTCAGACGCATAGGTATTTGCTTTGCGATTTTCAACAAACTTCTTCTTTGATTTAGCATCAATGCTAGCATCAGCTTTAATATGTTCCACGGTCGTACGTGTGTAGGTACCGCAGTATAACGCTTCTTCTAGTTCAAACGCTTGTGGGTCAACAAAGAACGTTGATGGTTCGATTGGGGTAATCATAATCTCACCTTGGAAAAGGTGGTTACGAGTTCCGCCTAGATAATTTTCATCCCAACCTATATAAAGGATACCAGTACCTAACAATCGAGAGTTACGAATAACATCTTGGATTTGATAGCGTAAGTTTAGCTTTTCCCAAAGCTGTTCATAAGACTTTTGTAACAAGAAGATGTTATCTGCTTGCTCAGGAGCTAATGGTTTTAACTCACCTAAATAACTATCAACTAGCAATTCACCGGTCTTTAGTTTCTTTGTGTGGTTAATATAGTTGCTGGACGGTTTTGGTATCCAGCTTGGCATTGTACCTTTTTCATTCCACTGCTCACCCCGGTCAAACGCATCAAGCTCTCGCCAGGTAGCATCTTTACGTTGTCGACGAAAGTCAATGGCATCTTTAGCCTTCTGCCAAATCTTCTTTGCTTTTTCTTCGTATTTCATATTACTTTAAATCCTTGGGTATCCCGTAATCTTTATTAAGGTCAGCAGGGAACAAATCTGACTTTTGATACTCCACCTTTTCTTTTGAAAAACTGGCAATGAGTGCTTCCAACTCTTTTGTCTTTTTCTCAAAGTCTTCTTTCTTAGAAAACTTGACCTCGACTTTAAACAGTCCTGACAAAACGAAACCCGCTACAAAACATAAGATGCCTACTACAATAAAATCCATAACACCCTCCTAAAAAGTATTATACCAGTTATCTGGAACTGGTTCTTCAGTGTCTTCCAAGGCTTTTGGAAACTTGAACTTTTGATATTGACTAGGACGGTTACTCATATACACGTCGTTAATCAAATCGTCTGGGTTATCCGGAAGCTCTTGCATGACATATCTTAGAACGTCCATCGCATGGTTATTGAAGTCCATTGGTTTTTCACCTCTGTTCTTTTCTAAGTCGATGGCCCCTTCTTGATACTTATACTCACGACCTTCCTTTATTGTATAGACACAGTTCGACATAATCTTTAACTTATTCATTGAGAAGTAAGTGAAGACTTTCATAATCCCAGAGTCGAGGTTATTCACCGCTTCTCTAAACCACAACCCATACTCAGCATAGTGACCGAAGTAACTTTGCCCGTTGGTTCCTCGCCTTGCTTTCCCTGCTGGGTCAGCAACAACCTGCCCATATATCATCCCAGGTGGCACCTTGTTCAGTATCGCCAGCATTTTGGTTGCATGATGATTGACTGGCTTTTCTGCTTCATAGTGCTCATCGTAGACATAGGCAATCCCTTTGATGGGGTCAATCGCTACCCCTAGCATAACCGTAGGGTCTCGTAGACCGAAGTCCACCCCAAACAACCGTTTCCAGTTAGGTGGGATAGAGAAGGGTTCAACAATGTTTTCAGCAAACATCGGATACACGAGGCCTTCCGCATACTCGAAGCTTCCGTAGATAAAGCGTTTAACCCACCACTCAGGTTTTCCTCGTCCAATCCGAACTTGGAAATCTGGGTCTAGGTACTTATTCTGGAAACTACTGTGAAGGTGTGTACTAAGATAAGGGTTGTATTGAGGGTCTTTAGGATATTTAATGGCGGCAAATACCTTATTTGATTTGTACAATATCTCGGTTCTAATCCAGCCGCTATCCGGGTTACTACATAGTATTCCTAATAACTTAGACTTTTTAATTGTACGTTTACCGTCTTGGGCAACATTGTATTCAACTGCCGCTTCGTTTCTTAATCGGGCAGACAGTTCAACATACACATCATATTTTGAGTTACTTGCTTCTTCTAAATAGAACGCAGTGAGGTTAAGCGAACGTATCTTTTCAGCATCGTTGCTTGGCAGTAACATAATTTCGTGCCCGTTTTTGAGGATGAGTTTTTCTTCACCCTTTGTTCGCCTTTCCTCTTTAATCTGCGTATGGGGAAGAAACCGTAACAGTTCCTTATAACTCGTTTCTTTTAATAACTGCATAGTAGGAGCTAGCATTGCTGTTCGCCCGTAGGGCACAGACAACACGTGGTCAACAATCGACATCACTGCCGTGGTTGTCTTTCCACTACCGTAAGCCCCAAAGATTGCCTTGAAGGTGTGGGTATCTCGATGGAACTCTGCTTGATGTGGTTGGGGAAAATACAAAATCTCCGTGCCGTTACAAACGTTACATATAGCGTAACGCTTGCCGTTAACGGGAACCATCTCCCCACTCTTACACAACTTGCAGCTATTGTTCATCTTCTACTTGTTTTTCAAACCCCTGTTCATAGTCTCGATGACTATACTCAATCCGATAAACTCTTTCGCTACGTTGGTCGTGCCAAGGAGAAATACCTTCATCTGAGAAAATCAGCACTTCATAGTTACTGTGGGTAAGGGCTCTGACAATCGCCATTGCATTTTCCCATCCGATGACTTCAATAAAACTATTCAATGAATAATTCCTCCGAATACCGATGCCCTCGTTCGCTATTGAATACCATCATCAGTATTCCAGCGTGACTAGACATGTTCTTATCGTTTTCGTAAGTGGACTTTGTGGTTGACATACTTGGTGCATAGAACACCTTCTTGTTGCAACCCTTACCTTCGTAAAGGGTAACTTCCCGGTAATGATGGAAGTGTCCAAACAATCCGTAGTCAAACTGCACGCCTCGGTAGTATGCAATCTCTTGCAAGTAGCCTTCTTTCTTATTGCCAATCAGATGACCGTGAGCAACAAACATATTGTGTTTAGTGCTAACAGAGACAATTAAGTCATCTCCGCCCCACATCCTGACTCGCATGTTTTGCTTAACACTTTCCTTAATGTATTGGTAGAACACGTGCATTAAGTCTTCTTCAACCAGTTCGTTACGGTCGGTACCGAGTGGTCGTAATTGAGTGTGGTTAGATGACGTAATACAATAGAAGTCAACAAGCATATGTTTGGACAGTTTATGGATTAAATCCGCATAAACCTTAGAAACGTCAATGATTTGGAACACCATCCCCTTCTTGATTGCCATCAACTGGCTAGTCCGTAAACTACCCCCGTCAATGGTATCTCCTAGTTCTAAAAGCTTAATCCGCTTGAAACCGTGTTCCTTTTGTTTGTTAAGGATATGGGTATACACTTGAGAATAGTGGTTTAGCAGTGTTTCATCCCCATTGTAATGAAAGTCACTGGTCACAAACACGTATTCATCCTTCGCACCCGCTGAAGTCACCCCTACTTTAGAGACTTTGACCGGCATCCTCTTACGAATCGCCTGTTTCATCTCCTCCGCCAGGATAGTATTAACCGTGAGCTTCTTTAAATCCTCCTGGTTTTTGGAACGTTCGTATTTGAGGTACTCCCGTTCTAGTCTTAATTTTCGTCTTGCATCAAGAAACATTATGTTTCCTCCCTATCTATATTATATGCGAGATTTTGAAATTTTACGGGTATGTGAAGGGGTATTTTGAACACACACACACGTAACCCCCCGTATATTAAGGGGGGTTGAGTTAAGGGGGTACCCCTAGGGTATCTTGTTAAGTTTTGATATAGTGAAAAATAAATAGTGTCAACATAAATCGCACACGAAATATATACGTTGCACACGCATATATTTTGATGTTTATAAAATACTTGACAAAATATCATAAATATATGGTATAGTTTTTGTAGCGATAAATAAATCGCGGATTGGAGGTGATAAGATATGAATACAAGCGTGCGAGGGTTGTTAATGGGTACGGATGCAGAGTTCTGCGTCATACCGCAAGCGTGGGATGGGATGGCAAGTGTTGAGGATACGATGGATGCAGAATATCAATGGTTGGATGCAACCGCAGAAATCACTGGATACAAGTACCGCAAGGGAACGATGCAAGTGGAAGCAATCATCATCAAAGTTGACTGGGACTTCAAAGTAGTGGAAGTAGCAGAAGTAGCAGAATAAGACAACGGACCTAGGCAAGTCCCTAAACTGCCTAGAAAACAGGAGAATATATGAACAGCAAATTCAAGACTTACTATATCACTATCGCCGGCAAATACTTAACAACGGTATACGAAACGAACAGACAAATTACTCAAACGATACAGCATCCAAATCAAAAACAAGCAGCAATCTGGACATTCGCCGAAGCAGTCGATATCTGCGCAAGATTAGTTAAGAAAACGGGACAAGTTGATTTCTGCGAAATGGTAGAAGCAATCGAAGAAGACGAATACGAAACGACAGAATACAAAGACGAACATCAACGCAAAGCAGACGCACAAGCAGAATACGCAGACGACAGCAGAGACGAC